TCCATAAAATTATGGCACGCTAAACGTAAACAAGGACAAATATGACAACATCAATTTCTGGGACTGGAGGAATTACGTTTCCTGATGGAAGCGTTCAACCTGCTGCTGCTAGTCCGTACACGCTGAAGAATAAAATCATCAACGGAAGCATGGTAATTGACCAGAGAAATGCTGGTGCTAGTGGAACCGGTGGTGGATATACGGTTGATAGATGGGCATATCAAGCAAGTCAAGCATCTAAATTAACTTGGCAACAAAACGCTGGTTCTGTAACACCGCCAGTAGGCTTTACAAACTACCTTGGATATACTACAACAACTGCATTTTCAATAGGTTCAGGTGATTTCTTTTGGAATTATCAAGTAATTGAAGGTTACAACATTGCTGACCTTGCTTGGGGTACTGCTAACGCTAAAACTGTAACATTGTCGTTTCAAGTGTATTCAAGTCTTACTGGAACTTTTGGTGGAGCATTACAAAATAATGCACAAAATCGTTCTTATCCATTTAGTTATTCTATTCCTGTAGCTAATACTTGGACTACTGTTTCAGTTACCATTGCTGGCGATACAACTGGAACATGGACAACAACTAATACTGCTGGATTGCGTGTTTATTTTGGACTAGGTGTTGGTTCTACTTATAGCGGAACGGCTGGTTCTTGGTCAGGCTCTACATTTTATTCAGCAACAGGAGCAACATCAGTAGTAGGCACTAACGGAGCTACCTTCTACATCACAGGTGTCCAACTAGAACAAAACACATCAGCAACACCGTTTGAACGCAGACTTTATAATCAGGAATTGGCTAATTGTCAGAGGTATTATTATAAAGCAGTTACAACTAGTGGTGTTAATGCAAGTTTAATGTCATCTGGAGTAGCTTATACTACTGTAAATACTGCACAACATTATTGTGCATTTCCAGTTTCAATGAGAGTATCTCCAACTGCAAGTGTAAGTAGCGTAACTCTATATAACTCTGTATCTAATATAAATATTACAGCTATCGCTGTGCAAAGTTGTTCTCCTACGCAAGGGACACTTAATTTTACTGTAGCATCGGGATTAACAACTAATTCTTTTTATATTCCTATTACTTCTAATGGATATCTTGATTTTTCAGCGGAATTATAATTATGTATAAACAATGTAAAGACCAATTTGGAAATATTGCAAACTGTATAATTAGATTAAGTGATGGTGCAGCTATCCCATTTGACCCAGCTAACATGGATTTTGTAGAGTATAATAAGTGGCTTGCATTGGGAAACCAACCATTACCACCAGATGAACCTACATTACTTTAATCGTTACAATAAATTTATAGGTGCTTTAAAAGCACAGACTATAGATGGTTACTATGAACTTCATCACATTATACCTAAAAGTAGTGGTGGTTCTAATGATAAAAGTAATTTAGTAGCATTAACTGCTAGGCAACATTACATAGCTCATTGGATGTTATGGAAGGCTTATGGTGAGAATATGACTAGAGCTTTCTTTATGATGAGTAGTGTTGGTAGATATGAAAGAGTATCTTCTAAAACTTACGATAAAGCTAGAAAAGATTATTCTGTTCAAGTAAAGATACAAATGGCTAATAAGCCTAATGTTCCTAAATTTACTCCAGAGCATCGTGAGAAGTTAAGACAGGCTAAACTTGGTAGAAAACTATTAGAAGAAACTAAAGAAAAAATAAGACAATCTAGACTAGGAAAGAAAATGTCTAAAGAATTTTGTAAGAAAGTATCTGAAGCTAAAAAAGGAAAAAGCAACGGAAGACTTGGATATAAACAAATTTAAGGAGCAATAAATGTTTGGCATAGCTAGCTTTTCCCAAGCACCTTTTAGCTCGTTAGCAGGAAGATTTGTAGAAGCTGCAGCAGTCATAACAGCAGACGCAACCGTATCTGCATCAGGAACACGCTTTAGAACATCTGCAGCAAGCATTACTGCTACTGCTACCATCACAGTTACTACAAGTGGTGCATTAGTATTCGGTAGTGCATCTATAAACGGCTTTGCAGACTTATCTGCTGTAGCTACAAGAACACAATTTGGTAGTGGTGCAATATTAGGAACGGCTACAGTATCTGCTACTGGTGGTTCTATTGCACTAGCTTCAGCAAGTATTACAGCAACAGGTACGGTCACAGCATTAGGCTCATTACTAAACTCTGGCAATGCTTCTATTACAGCCAATGCTACAGTTACAGCTAATGGATTCCGTATACAATCAGCAGCAGGTTCTATTACAGGAACTGCTATAGTCACAGCATTAGGCGGTTATGAGGTATCAGGTAATGCACAAGTAAATGCTTTTGCTACTGTTACAGCAAGCCCTAACGCTACATGGGCAGGCTTTGCTTATGTAGAAGGTGTAGGCACAGTCACCGCTAAAGGCTATATACAAGGCGAAGAATGGACACCAACTCCATTTAGCACAGATACATGGACACCAGTATCAGCAAGTTCAGATACATGGACAACAATTTCACCATCATCAGATACATGGTTAAGACAAGGATAAAAAATGGCAAAAACCAAAATTTCAGAATTTAGTACAACAGCAGCAGATAATACAGATATAACCAATATCAATATTGCTGAAGGTTGTTCACCAGCTAACGTAAACAATGCTATTCGTAGCTTAATGTCGTTACTAAAAAACCAACAAGATGGTTCTAGTGGTGACCCATTTACAGTAGCAGGAACATTAGTATCTTCAGGCACAGTTGACATTACAGGTGCATTTAGACTAGACGGAACTGCAGGTGCTAGTGGTCAAGCATTAGTATCGGCAGGCGGTGCTAATACACCAACATGGAGTACATTAGGTACAATGGCTGCACAAAATTCCACAACAGTTGCTATTACAGGTGGAACTATTACAGGTATTACTGACTTAACTGTTGCAGACGGTGGTACTGGAGCTTCAACCATTACAGCGAACTCTGTTATTTTAGGTAATGGAGCTTCAGCATTGTCAGGTAATTTAGTAGCTCCTAGCACATCAGGAAACGTATTAACATCTAATGGAACAACTTGGACAAGTGCTGCACCAGCAACTCCATTTTCATGGGTTGTAAGTAATGTATCATCATCTAGCTCAATATCAGGAGGAACAACATCATATTCTATTGCTTCTAATACAATTATGGTATTAGGTACAGCTTATCATACTATGGGAAGTAACTCAGGTTCATCTTTAGCTGTAAGAATTAAAAATAGTGGTGGAACTACATTATTTACATATACATTAACAGGTGGAAATGAAAACAATGGTGGTGATGGTGGTTCTGGTATGACATCAAGAAGTGCTTGGAGTGTAGCTGTTCCTTCTGCGGCTATTGGTGGAACATTAGAATTTTTTAGAGCATCAGGTAGTGCTTCAGTTGAATTAACTATTAATCAAGTAGTGAAATCTGCATAATGCCTACACAACGCATAGCTTTTAAAGACTGGTTACCTGACCAACCTAGTATATTAGACACAGTATCAGAAGCTAATAACGTTATTCCTTTGGCTGTAGGTTATGGTCCATTTAAGTCAGCAGTAACATTTTCAGGTGCAGCTTCAGAAGACTTGAATAATTGCTTTGCTGCTAAACTAGACAATGACGTATTTATCTTTTGACGTAAACAGTTCTACAGCTTTTGCAGATGTAAGTTCAGATGCACCTATTGCTAAATTTATTACAGTAGTTCGTGACTTTGTAGTCGCAGGTAATATTGGTGCAGGTACATCCCCTAATAAGGTGCAATGGAGTGGGATTAATGCAGCAGATGTATGGACTGCCACAGCAACATCTCAAAGTGACTATCAAATTATTCCTGATGGTGGCGATATAACCGGTGTCGTAGGTGGTGAGTTTGGTATTGTATTCTTAGAAAAAGCCATTGTTAGAATGTCATATATAGGCACACCACTTATATTTCAATTTGACACCATCTCTCGTAACGTAGGATGTATAGAAGGTAACTCTATAGCACAATATTCTGGCACAGCTTACTTCTTATCAGATGACGGTTTTTATGCCACAAACGGTCAAACATTAACAGGTATAGGTTCAGAAAAAGTAGACAGATACTTCTTTAACAACGCTAACATTGGTGATATTGACTCTATATCATT